GTACAGTGCCCGGTGCAGCCGGAGTATAGAAACTTTGATCTACAACTGTAACTGCTACGCCTGCGGATTGTAATGTGGCCATTAGTATTTCTCCCAAAAATGGTTTTGTTCAAACTATTTAGCGATCTTAATAAAAAAATACCAATTAAATACATGAAAGGTTAGGAAGAAAGGGCTTAAAAATGAGACCTATATGCAAAATATGCGAAACTCGGCCAGTAGCTATCAATTACCATCGCGATGGCCGAACATTTTATAGATCAAAATGTGATCACTGTGGCAAGAAAAGAAAGACCAGGAAGCCTTTATGGTATCAAGCAGGATATCGAATGAAATGTAAATGTGATCGATGTGGATTTGAAAGTCAGTATTTGCAGCAGTTCAATGTCTATTATATAGACGGCGAACCGAGGAATTGTTATATCGCTAATTTAAAAACTGTATGTGCAAATTGCCAGAGAATTCTGCACTTGCTCAAACTTCCTTGGCGTAGGGGAGATTTAATACCTGACTTCTAATTTGATTATGGAGGTCATCAATTGTTCCGTTATTGTCTAGGTGTATATCATATTCAAATCCAACACTGGAATATTCACTGGCGTGAATATTGAAATGATTTTCCAAAGTGTTTTTAAATGTTTCTTTGATACGGATATTACTGGTGTTGTTGTATGAAGCTGCTATCAAAGTCCATGCAGGTTCTACGCCTCGATGAGTTCGAACAGTAATTCCACCGGCATTTTTAATTGATGTCATTTCATTGATAAATCGGCAGTCAGTAATAACAATGTCATCTTTAACATCAAGTAGTTTACGTTCAACAGATGCTACCCAAATTTCATCATGAAATCCCCGTCGTGCGACTTCTGTTCCCCACTGTTGTAGTATCCAGCGCGGAGTAAGATTAGGAATATCTAGGCGATTTGCCCACCATTGGTCGACCTGTTCACGCCACTCGCGACTATGTTTAGTTGATCCTTCTAGGAGTTCTCTATCCCAGCCAAATATATCTGAAATAGCGTCTTTGAGAGATGCTCCAAAACTCATACGTTTGAAGCCATGAACTGTGCAAAGATAATCTGCGGCGGTGTCTTTTCCTGATCCAATCAGGCCAGCAATTCCTATAATCATATCTCTATTATATAAGATAATATTTCAAATGTCAAGGATATTATTTGTTCCAATTAGATACTGGACTATATTTTCCTACATCATCTGTTTCTGTAGATTTCGGATCAGATATTTTAAAGCCGACAATTCCCATTTTACTACTAGCCGCAGTAAGTTTTTCTTCATCGCCTCGGCTGTATGACACTGTGGTAAAGTTTTGTCCAAAAGGTCCTTCGTGCTCGTGATCTGTATCAAAATCTGGAGCACCAGCAATCATCATGCCAAATCGCATAGCTTTATAATAGTCATTATCGATGGCTGCCCATGAAGTTAACCCGGGAATAGCAGATACTGCATGATTTGCTAATTTACTTTTAGATTCTAATAGTTCGCGAATTTTCATTATTAACCTATAACAAACCACATAGGCTTGCCGCCTTCCGAATAATTAATTAATTCAGTTTCTAGTTTTTCAATAGCTGCTTCACCCTCTTGCTTAAGTGCGTCACCATTAAGGGTAGTTCCGCCTTGTGGACTAGCAATCTGAGAAAACATAGAACGTGCTTGTCCTAGTATAATTTTAGATTGTGCAAGTGCATAATCTTTAATCCAAACACTGGCATATGGATCACTTATGAGTACAAAATCTGGTTTATAATTATAGCACCAAAGTAATAGTGTTTCTTCACCTCGTGGACGTTGCTGAACAACTAATTTTTTAGTGCTGGGATTCCAAGTGAACATTATATAACTACCAAACATCTTGCCGACTAATTTCTGGTATGAAGCAAAAGCATAGTAAGTAGCCAATCCTCCCATATTACTAGAACTTAGTAGATAAGTGTTAGAATACGCTAGGTTGAATGGTTCAAATAAGGAGCCAGTATCACCGCCACCAGTTCTCGAACCAATACTACGACGAAATACATCTCTAACTTCGATAACATCTTGGCTTAGTGTGTATTCATTGGTATCCTGCTCCATGGTAAGAAACGCCCAACTTTCCTCAACTGCATTAGATGACCGTTGACGATATTTGTTAAATGCCTTATCGATGGCTGTGTTATAATGAATAGGATCGAGTTCTACATCGATCATTCCATCACCTAGCATAGCTTTTATATAATCGACGATAGGTTGACGTGCTTGTTCAATTGTGCTCATGAAATTATTTAGCTAAATATGACTATGCCAAGACTATCATTTTATAGACCCGAGAAGGGAAATAACTTTAGATACATCGATCGTATCATTGAACAACAGTTCCAGATAGGCGGCACTGATGTATTTGTTCACAAATATCTAGGTCCAGTAAATCCTGTAGAGGGAGAGTCGTCACCTGGTGTTCCTACTCAAACTAATCCTATAGGGGAATTAGGAATACAAGATCTAATATTAATGGAAAATCGTGATCGTAAGTATGATACAAATATCTATGTAATGCGTGGGATTTATACTATGCAGGATTTAGATTTTAATCTAAGCCAATTTGGTATCATGCTCAATAACGACAATATCTTTATTCATTTCCATTTACGTAATTGTGTGGAAACTATTGACCGTAAAATTATGGCCGGTGATGTTATTGAATTACCGCATTTAAAGGATGAATATACCCTAGATGATGCAATGGTTGCTCTTAAAAGATTCTATGTAGTACAAGATGTCACTCGTGCTGCTAACGGATTTAGTCAAACATGGTATCCTCACATACTTCGCGTTAAGTGTGTACCGCTGGTTGATAGTCAAGAATACAATCAGATACTAGGTGCAGATGCAGGAGCCGGAGATGGATCGACTCTAAGAGATCTTATCTCGACATATAATACCAGCATTGATATTAATAATGCTATTATAGCACAAGCAGAAGCAGATGCACCATTAAGTGGATACGATACTCATCAATATTATGTTGTTCCATTAAATCCCGACGGTACTATGGCATTTGACGATGCTTCTCGAAATGATGCAGATGCTTCCATTGATTCTTTAGACGGAATTTCAGCGTCTGCACAATTAAGCAGCCCTATAAGAGATTACTATGTCGGATATCTCACAGGCGACGGCCGTCCACCTAATGGTGCACCGTATACATTTGGTACTAGTTTTCCTACATCAAAAACGGTAGTAGGGCAGTTTCATTTAAGAACAGATTTTTTTCCTAATGTGTTATTTCGATGGAATGGTCATAATTGGATTAGATTTGAAGAAAATGTACGTATGACTATGACTAATAACTATAATTCTTCTACACCTAATGAGGATTCGAGTTCGCCGACATATTCGACTAAAATTCGCGAAACCCAACGTACTAGCTTTATTAACAACAATAATACAGCTACTATTGCAGGGAAAGTTGTACAAGAACGTCAAGCACTAAGTCAGGTATTAAAACCTAAAGCTGATAATTAATAAGGAGGCTGCGGTTTAACGCCGCTGTAATTCAATCGAATATTTTTACGATAATCAGATAAAGAGATACCTAACGCAGTTTATGCGATTAATGAGTAATTTCTCTTATAAAGATGCGCAGGGAAACCTAGTGCAAATTCCTGTACGATACGGAGACCTGAATCGACAAGTAGGTCAAATTTTAAAGAAAAACTCAGAGAACGTTGTTCAATCAGCACCGTTTATTGCCTGTTATATTAAAAACATGGAATATGATCGAAATAGACTTGCAGATCCAACTTATGTGAATAAGTTCAGCGTGCGAGAGCGTGCATTCGATGAGGTTGGTCAAGAGTATCTAAATATTCAAGGGGAAAATTATACAGTTGAACGTATTATGCCTACTCCTTTTAATGTTAAATTTAATGCCGATATTTGGACAACTAATACTGATCAAAAATTTCAAATACTAGAACAAATCTTAGTATTGTTCAATCCTTCAATGGAAATACAATCCAGCAACAACTATCTAGATTGGACCAGCCTTAGTCTTGTAGAATTAACAGATTTTACATTTTCTTCTAGACAAGTTCCACAGGGAGTCGAGCAAGACATCGATATTGCTACTCTTAATTTTAATACTCCTATATGGATTACTCCTCCTGCTAAAGTAAAGAAGCTAGGCATCATCACAAAGATTATTTCTTCTATTTTTGAAGAACCACCAGGCACAGCTGAATCATTATCCCCTATTGTAGATGGTCAGATTATGAATTTAATCGGTGGAAATACTCTTAGTATCCAAGGAACAACACTAGGAAATCTAGGATTACTGGTTCTAGACAACACCGCTAAATTAGTTAATCCAAAATCATCAAGAACTCTGCTTAATGCAAATCCGACAAGTGCTCCGTCTGTGGTTGGACCAAATGTTAATTGGCTTACTGTAATTGATCGCTATCCAGGAAAATTTATAGCAGGAGTAAGTCAAATAAGATTGATGAAGCCCGATGGTAATGAAATTGTAGGAAGAATTTCATTGAATCCTCTAGATGATTTTGTCATGCAGGTGAATTGGGATACTGACACTATTCCTATGAATACTTTACTAACAGATTTAAATCATAACTATCCACGAGGAACTATTGATGCAATCATTGATCCTCAAACCTTTGATCCTCGACCTGCACAATCTAATGGGTCTTTAGGGTGGCCTGTTACTGACACTAGATATCTATTATTAGAGGATCTCTCAGCCGATGTCACTGCATGGAAAAATCAGGATAACAGTTATTTTCATGCTAAGGCTAATGATATAATACAATGGGACGGTGTAAAGTGGAACACCATATTCACAAGCTCGACTACATCATCACTCACTTATATAACTAACAGTCGTACAGGCATACAATATTCTTGGAATGGTGAATCCTGGATGAAAAGCTACGACGGAGTCTACGAAGCAATACAATGGAGACTAGTTCTATAAAAAAGCAAATAACCTGTGCTGGCGGGTTATTTCTTAGTCGATCCTCTAAGAGATTTTTATTTCTATTGAGAACACAGGGCCGTACGGCAGGTACTTGGGGAATAGCCGGTGGTAGAAAAGAACCCTGTGATACTACACCCTATGATACACTACTACGAGAAATACAGGAAGAACTAGGGATAAGGCCTGTAATAGAAAAAACTATTCCTATCGAACTGTACAGTTCCAATGATGAACTTTTCTATTACAACACTTATATATTAATCACGCCTGAGGAATTTATTCCTGTACTTAATGATGAACATGCAGGCTATGCTTGGGTTAGTATAGATGCTTGGCCCAAACCTCTGCATCAAGGTGTAAAAACAACACTACAGAATCGTACTACTAGAACCAAGATCGAAACTATTCTACAAATTATAAATTAGGTTCTTCGCCCTCTGGCTGACCTTGATCCGCCGCTTCTGGGTTATTTCTTAATTCCCAAGCTTCTTTATTCCTTTTAGCAATACGAAGCTTTGGCAATATGTAAATGTCTGGATCGTTGGGTTTACGAAGTTGATATCCTTCTTGAGTGATTCCTACAAATTCAACACGAGGTGTTGCTCTAGGATTTGTCATAACAAGAAAATCACCAGGATGGAAATGTTCCTCAAACCAAGCAATAGTAGCTAGGTCCTCATCTGACATAGGTGCTGGGCGTTTTTTATCAGTCCAAAATTCTGCTAATTTTGATTTAAGATCTTGAATTGATTTTGTAACATCATAGGTTAAAATTGGGTTCTTAGGATCATCATTGGGAGTTTCTATTGCTGATCGATTAGCTTCCATTCCTTTGATTAGATCGTCTAATAGATAGGGAAAGCGCTCTTTAATAGTTACGGGCTTACATTGATGATCGAGGTAATCCTTGAAACTATGTGAAGGAGCATCAAATTGAAATTTCTCTTGCACCATACCGGCATTCTGATCAACACGAAACATTCCTGCCGGTCCTTGTACCATTGAACCTTTTGGAATTAATCCAAAGATTGGCCCTTTAGAAGAATAACTTTTCCAGTTAGCATCACTTTGAGAATTAGCAGTGCAGAATGTAGCGCCCTTGCCATGAATAATTGCTGCTGCTCTATTCTGCAATAGATAGATCTTATATTCTGGTTCATCTGCAATAAGCACTGATCGAGGATTTTTAATAAGAGCAGATTTAGCAAGAGTATCTCTAAGATCATTAAGAGCTTGTTGATAATGAGTAACTAGATATCGATGTAGAGCCTTAACACCTTTGAATTTTTGAATATCAGCATGGCGTTCATCTAAAAGATTACGATTACGCAAGGCCATGTAATCCGCCAACGTATCTTGTAGTTCACCTTCGATGTCTTCCCAAACATCAGCTCCGTTGGAATAATTAAGAGCAATCCACATGTTTAGTTTGCCATCTCTGCCATAGCTAATACCGTTAGCACCTTCTTGTTCCATGCGATCGAGCTCTTTTAGAAACCATTCGGTGACTTCGTTGTCTGGCATCTTTTGAAATTTTCTAGTTAACTGATGAGGCACAGTATGATCATATCTTAATTGATCTGCTATTCCTGTAACTAGATTTACATTACGCATGATATTTTGAGAACCTTTGGTAAGATTCTCAACTAAAATCTGTTTCGATTCGACTATTAATTCACGGATCAGCATTGATTAATATCTCGGTAGTTCGTAGATCTTGAATAGTTTATTACGCATCACACTTAACAAATCACCTAGCTCGGCAGCCTTGCCACTGGTAATAGCAATTAAGAAATCATTCTTTTCTTCAGGAGACATATTGTTTGTAACTTCAGTGACGCTGGCAGCTACTAGTCGACCATAATCGCGCATTGGTGAGTTATACCCTCCGCCGGTCCAATCTGGATTTTCAGTATCTAGTGCGGTTGATAATGCCTGCAATCTCTGTCCTGACTGTGTTAGTTTCTGTGCTTGATCGTAGTTACCAGCCTGCGATAGTCTAGCAATCTGTGGACCAATTCGGCCTAATGTCTGCTGCACCATACGACCAAAAATTGGTTGTAGTTTGGTCATCACTGTGTTAACATCTACCGTTTTTGTGTTAACTTTATCACGCTCTGCACGGCTAGCCATTTTTTCACGAGGCACAGCATCTTGTGCATAGACAATTTTGCTAGGATATCCAATTACTTCAGCAAGTCTGTCAAAGATATTATTGGGATTACGATCTGCATCTGATCGAGTAGGAAGGCCGCCGCGCCCTCGATGTAGCATTGGATATTCATCATCTGGTTCCTGATTGGGAGCCATAATAGCTTGATTAGGAACAGCACCTCTAGCGGTAAATACCTTTACCTGATATTTTAATGTATTGTCGCGTGCTGGATTATAAACCTGTCTTTTGGCTTCGGCTTTTGCTCTCTGCGCTGCGATCTGTTGTTCACTGGGCTTAACTGCTGCAACACCCTTTTCACCAATGACA